CTCCGGCTACGGCTACGGCTCCGGCGACGGCTACGGCTACGGCTCCGGCGCCGGCTCCGGCGAGAGCGCGAAGGGTGTCGAGCCCATCGGCAGCGTCGGCGCTCTCGACATCGCCGTCGCCGGGCCGCACGCGGTCGCAGTCGGCTGCCACCAGCACTCGCTCGACGTGTGGCGTCGCTGCGTCGACGACCTCGCCGAGGAACACGACATCACGAACGACGAGGTCGCCGCCGCGCTGGCCCTCGTCGAGGACTTCCTGCGCGGCACGGAGGCAGCCTGAGATGGCGACGTCGAAGAAGAAGACCACGAAGACCAAGGCGCCCGCGAAGCGCCGCGGCTCTGCACCGAAGACAACACGCCGGCTCCCCGCCGAACAGCTCGAGGTGAAGGGCACCGAGCGCCCGCGCATCGCGGTGCTCGAGCGGCTCGACAAGGAGTTCGTCGCCGCCAACTCCGACAAGAAGGCGGCAGCCGAGCTCGCGAAGGCGAAGGCGAAGCGCATCGCCGACGAGCTCCGGAAGCTGCCAGACGAGTACGGCGGCAAGTACCGCACCGACGAGGGCCGACTGCTCACGGTCGACGTGCGCGACATCGTGAAGTCGCGGCCGACCAAGAAGCCAAAGCGCGGGCGGAAGAACGCGGACCCCACACCGGCCGTGCTGCCGAACTGAAGGTGGACATGGCACGCGGACCATCACTGCCGCAGTACGAGCCGACGACGGTGCGCGAGCGCCTCGGGTATCTCGTCGAGGAGTGCGGAGAGGTCCTCGCCGCGGCGGGCAAGTCACTGCGGTGGGGGCTGGACAGCTGGAACCCCGAGCTTTCCCCTGAACAGCGCGAGTCGAATGCTGACTGGCTTGCGCGCGAGCTCGACGACCTTGAGGCCGCGATTGCGCGCGTGCGGCCGGTACTGGACCGCACGCGGGTCGGCGAGGACGTGGCCGGGTAGCCATGGCGTACTCGGTGGAAACACTCGACGGGAGGTCGGTCGCGCAGGTGACCGGCCCCCTGCCCTCGTACGCCGACGAGCTCGTGTTCGACGACGTCGCGACCTACCGCGTGCTCGGTGTGCAGCATCGCGTCGTCCGCGGGGAGTCGCACGCCGTGGTGCTCGTCGAGCGTGACGATGGAGACCTGACGCTCGGTGCCGCGAGGCGAAGGGCCCGGCGATCATGATCCTGGGGATCGATCCCTCGACGTCGTGCGGCTTCGCAGTGCTGCGGCCGAACGGCACCCGCGTCCAGTCGGGCGCGTGGGACCTCGAGCCGTCCGCCGACGAGGGCAGCGGCTCGCGGTTCCTGAAGCTGCACGACCGCCTCGACGGCATCTTCCGCACGTGGCCGAAGATCGAGCGCGTCGCGTACGAGGCACCCGAGCGGTTGAAGAACCGCAACGCCGTGTTCGCGGTCGTCGGGTTGACGACGCACGTGGAGTCGTGGTGCGAGCGCAACGGACTCGAGTACGCCGAGTTCCGCCCGAAGGACGTGAAGGCCGCCGCGGGCCTGGGCGATCGCGCGGACAAGGTCGAGATGATCGCGGCGGCCGAGCGCGTGTGGGCGCCGCATTCGATCGTGACGGATGACGAGGCCGACGCGCTGTTCGTCGCGCTCGCGCTGCTGAAGGAGGGCCGTTGATGAACTACGAGGACGAGCGCTACGTGCGTCTGTTCGTTCGCGACACCCCGACGTGGGACGCGTTCACACCGGAGTCGCGCGCGGTCTTGCCGAACCTGATGCGCAAGCTCGACAAGGACGGCCGCATCGAATGGCCCGTCCGCCTTGGACTCGCCGCGCTCGCGAAGTCGCTGAAGCTCCGGCTGAAGTGGGTGGAGATCGCACTGCCGGATCTCGCAAGCCACGGGACGATCGAGCTCGGCGAGGGGTGGCTGAAGATGCCGAACTTCGTGCCTGCCCAGAACGTGATGTCGCTCGCGAAGTCTCCCGCAGAGCGCACGCGCGAGTGGAAAGCTCGGATCGGCTATCAGCATCCTTCCAAGCGGCGCGGAGACGTGGTGGAGACGGCGGAGACTCCCAGCCCAGCCCAGCCCAGCGATTCCCAAGCCCAGCCCACCGAACAAACGCGCGGGCGCGCGACTGCGGCGCAGGTCAGGCCGAAGGGTCGGAAGCCCAAGCAACCCGTGCAGCTCGACCACCGCGTCGAGGCCGTCCTGGCGGCGATCGACCGTGAACGGGCGAAGTTCCAGCTCGGACCCCTACCCCCGTCGGAGCGCCTCGAACGACCGATCCTGACGCGACTCGAGGACGGGATCCCGATCGACGACCTCGTGCTTGCGGTCGAGCTCCACAGCGCCGACGGGGGCAGTGGGCGTCTGAACGCCACGACCCCGTTCACGGCTCCGAGCGGGCGCGGGCCGGGTGGGTGGTCATGGTCGCGGCGGTTGCTCGACGAGCACCGTGCGAAGGCGCCAGCGCGGCCACCAGTGATCGACGACCACGACGTGCCCGAGTGGGCAAGGGAGCCGCACACGTGAGCCGCCCTACCGATCCCAAGCTCGAGGGCGCGGTGCTCGGCGGCGTGCTGATGTACCCGGAGGCCGTCGACGCGATCGCGGACCTCGTCGTCGAGGACGACTTCGACGATCCGCATCACCGCATGGTGTTCCGCGCGATGGCGAGGCTCGCGGATCGCGGCGGGACGTGGGGGCTCCACGATCTCGAGTCCCAGCTCCGCTCGAGCGAGGAGTGGAACTCCATCGGTTACGCGTTCCTGGCCAAGCTCACCGACGCGGCGGCGATCACCCGCAGCGAGCTCCCGCGACACGCCAAGCGGGTCTCGGCGATCGGTCAGGCGCGGCGGGTGTGGGAGGTCGCGAAGGACACGGCCGATCGCGGCGCCGAGATCCTCGGCGATCCCGACGCATGGGTCGCGCGCGCCGATGCCGAGCACGTGGCCGCGATGGACCGCGTCGAGCAGAACGGCCCCGAGCTCGTCGACCTCAACGCGACTCGTCACGAGGTCATGCGCCGCCGGCGGGGTGGTGGTGAGGGCGGCATCCCGACCGGGATTTCTCACTACGACCGGATCACCGGCGGGCTGCAGGGTGGAACTCTGATCGTGATCGCGGCGCGGATCCGCGTCGGCAAGAGCGCGATGGCGATGTCGGTGGCGGACTTTGTGGCCGGCACCCAGGGGATCCCGGTGCTCGTGTTCTCACTGGAGATGTCGCGGCTGCAGCAGGAGCTACGGCTCCTCGCCGCGCAGTCCGGGGTCGACCTTGCAAAGCTCGCCACGGGCGCGATCGGGGACGACGACGAGGGCGAGCTCGAGCGCGTGGCGAAGCGGCCGCTGCCGCTGTGGATTGACGACACCGCGAACCTGTCGATCGTGCGCGCGGCCGCGAGGCTCCGCGCGTGGCGGCGCAAGCACAGCGCCAAGAAGTGCCTCGTGATTTTCGACTACCTCCAGCTGGCCGAATCGGGCACGCGCCAGCGCGGCGAGTCGCGCGAGCAGGAGGTGGCAGCGATCTCCCGCGCGCTCAAGCGGCTGTCGCGGCGCGAGCGGATCCCAGTGATCGCACTCGCGCAGCTCAACCGCGGCGCCGACAAGGACGACCGCCCCCGACTCGCGCACCTGCGGGAGTCCGGCGCGATCGAGTCGGACGCCGACATCGTGTGGCTGCTGCACCGGCCCGAGGTCGAGGCGAAGCCTGAGGACAAACCGAAGCTGAAGGGGCTCGCGGAGCTCATCGTCGCGAAGAACCGCATGGGTCCGGAGTTCACGGTGCGGATGCGGTTCGACGGACCGCGCGCGCACTTCACCGAGGCAGCAGCGAAGGAGGCGGAGTCGTGATGGGCGTCATGGAACGCATCGAAGTCCGGATCGGCGAGCTCGTGAAGCTCGTCGAGAAACACGAGGCCGCCGCGCGGGACTTCACCATGCTCGGGCAGACGCACCGCGTGCAGGAGGAGACCGCGCTCGCGCGCGGGTACTCGCAGGCGAAGCTCGAGCTGCAGAGACTCATCGTGGCCGAGGACGCCGCGCAACCGTGGAGATGACGGGACGAAGGAGGACGACTGATGCACCAGCCAACGCCCAACGACATCCGCCGCAAGGCGGTGAGGCTCTACCGCAAGGGCTTCTCGCTCCGCACCGTCGGCGAGATGTTCGGTCTCTCCCACAACGCCGTCTTGCGGTACGTCCGCGAGGCTGGTGTCCCACGGCGGACACGTGGGACCCAGTTCGTCGTCACGCCGCCCGTCGCCGAGATCCGCAGGCTCATGGCGCGCTTCGGCTCGATGGAGCAGGTGGCGCAGATCTGCGGCGTCGCGCGCGGAACGATCAAGCGCCGCCTGCGAGACGGAGACCCACCATCGCGACTCGGAGACAGGGGAGCACCGATATGACCGAAGCAGACCACCGTCTCGTACTCGGGCGCGTCGTGTCGGCGGTCGCGGCCGTCGCCGCGGTGTCGCCGGTGAGCATGTTCATGCGTGACCGCGGGCGCGACGTTATCCGTGCGCGCTGGGTCGCGATCTGGCTGCTGCGCGAGCTCACCCGACTGTCGACGATCCGCGTCGGCTACCTGTTCGACGGGATCGACCACTCGACGGTGCTCAACGCGTGCCGACACGTCGACAGCGACCGGCATATCAACGGGCCGCTGTGGCAATGCGCCGTGCTGGCGTTCCGGCGGCTGTACGCCGAGCAACATGCGAGGGTCCGGCGGCCGCTCGGCAGAGTAGAGGCTCTGCCATGACCGCGCAGCGAGCAGAGCGCGAGTCCCCCTACCGACCGCTGCCGGCGGTGCAGCGGCAGGCCGTGTTCTGCCGGTCGTGCCGCTGGCTGGACTGGACGGACGGGTCCTACGGCGAGCCGGCCCGCCCGAGATGCCGCGCGGCCGGGCCGGAGTTCGACCCCATCCACGGGTTCATCAGCAACCCGCGTGAACGCAACGCGCAGCTCGACTGCGAGGCGTACGAAAAGCAGCTGCCGTGGTGGACGCGGCTGTGGAGACGGTGGACGACATGACGCCCTGCCCCGCATGCAGCGACGGGAGTTGCTTGATATGCCGATGCGACTGGCGCGAACTCGCGATGCGCCTGCGACCGAGCGACGACGACCGCCGTGAACTGCAGTCGCGGCTGGCGCTCCGGCTCGACTACGCGAGGTACCGGGGACGAGGGACGCGCGGGTTTGTCCGGCGCGAGGAGGCGACGCCGTGAACATCCCACTCGTCATCATCGAGTCGCCGTACGCCGGCGACGTCGAACGCAACCTTCGGTACCTGCGCGCGTGCCTTCGCGACTCGCTGCTCCGCGGTGAGGCCCCGTTCGCATCACACGGGCTCTACACGCAGGCACTCGACGACGACGTGGCGGCCGAGCGCGTGATCGGCATAGTGGCCGGCCAGGAGTGGACGACCGCAGCTGACTTCGTGGCGGTCTACACCGACCTCGGAACATCGAGCGGTATGCGGGCCGGGATCGCGAAGGCGAACGAGTGCCGGGTGCCGATCGTCGAGCGCACCCTCGGAAAGGACTGGGACCAATGACGCTCCCGATGTTCGACGCCGCTGACATCGTGGTCGACGACCGCGACACATGGTGCTCACCGCAGGAGATCGTCGATGCGCTACTGCGGCTGTGGCCCGACGGGCCCGATCTCGATCCGTGCACGAACGAGCGGTCGATCGTGCCGTACCGCCGCCGCTACACCCTCGCGGACTGCGTCGACGTCGCAGACCAGACGTGGACCGGGCGCGTGTACTGCAACCCGCCGTTCTCGAACACAGGTCCGTGGGCCGCCAAGATGGCTCTACACCTCGAGGGCGTTGTCGGCTGCGTGCTGTGCGACCCGTCGGTGTCGTGGTGGCGCGACATCTGGACGGCGGACGTGATCTGCTTTCCCGACCACCGTGTGAAGTTCATCGGCCCATCGGCGTTCGTGAACGACCAGATGGCGACCCGGCGCTCATCGTCGTTCGACCGCCCGATCGCGCTGCCGTTCTGGCTGCCGATATGGCGGGGCGCTGGGCCTGAGCCGGCCTGGTACGAGGGGCTGCGCGGCAGCTTCGAGAGAGCGTTCGGGACGCTGGGGAAGGTCGTGCACCTGTGAGCCGCTGCAGTTCCTGTGGCGCCGAGATCGTCTGGCTGAAGACCACCGCCGGCAAGTCGATGCCGTGCGACCCGACGCCGATAGCGATCGTGCCCGGCTCCGGGTCGGCACGCGTCGTCACCGACGAGGGCGAGGTCATCAGCGGTCGGCTCGCGGACCCGCTGTTCCCTGATGAGGGCGTGAAGCACGGACGCGTCTCGCACTTCTCGACATGCGCTTTTGCAGCGAGCCACAGGAAGGCGAAGCGATGATCGACGTAGCGACGCTGGCGTGGTGCGCAGGCCTGTTCGAGGGAGAGGGAAGCATCCGCATCAACAAGCCGACCAAGAGGAACTCAGGGGCGCTTCTCTGCGACGTCGTCAACACGGATGAGGCCATCGTCCGCGTGTTCAACGCCCTGTGGCCGGGCCACTTTCGTTTCGTGCGAGCGCACGGAAACCGTCGACCGTTCTTCCGGTGGCGAATCGCGGCGGGTGATGCCGAGGGATTTCTCACCGCTATTGCACCATACCTGCGCGGGGAGAAGCGCGAACGCGCGGCACTCGGGCTCGCGTTTCAATCCCAGAAGAGTCGCCGCACGAGCGAGAACCGCACAGACGCGTATGCGGCGATGCAGTGGGACTTCTACGAGCGGATGAAGGCGCTCAACGCTCGCGGGATCTCTGTGGGCTCGCAGCTCCTTCTCGTCCCGGACCGTCCAAGCGCAGCGCGAACATGCCCCAACGCTGCGCACCACCGCAAGAGACCGAACAACACGCCCGCGTGAAGCGGCGCAGGAGACCACGATGGCCCGACGAGAACGAATCGAAACCGTCTGCGACTACCCCGGCTGCGAGCGCCGCGTCACCGAGCTCGGCGGCACGATGGTGCTCACGCCGAAGGGACCGGGACACGTCCCGGCCGACACCGAGGAGATGGCGGCCGACCTCTGCCGCGAGCACCGGCGCCAGCTCGAAGCATGGTGGAACCGGAAGGCCGAGGACCAGCCGGAGCCCGAGTCCGACGATGACTCCACCACCGCTGCACCGAGGGCGAGCGCATGACCGTGTTCGGCCTCTGGTGCTCCAAGCCGAGCTTCGCCGACGTGCAACTCGCGGCCGACCTCGGGTTCACGCGGCTGGATTGCATGGTCAACGACCTCTCGAAGCAGCGGTCCCCAACCCCGTTCAAGCTCGATTGGTCGCCGGACGCGTACCGCAACGTCGTCGCGCACGCGCTCCACGTCTGCGGGATCGAAGAGGTCCATTTCACCGCGTGGGCCATGCCGCACGCCGTGTACATGTCGTACGCCGGCGACGCGCTGCAGCAGCTGTGCATCGATGCCGGCGCACACGGGATCGTGCTCGACGCGGAGGAACCGTGGACCCTCGCGAGCAAGCCCGACTACGGCGGCGCCGCGGCGGCGTTCTACCAGGAGGCGAAGGGCTGCCGCGTCGGGATCACCGGGATCGGCTACTGCAACACGGACAAGCTCGGGCCGCTGATGGCGAGCGCCGACTACGGGATTCCGCAGGCGTACGTCGTCCGCAAGCGCAAGGTCGACGTGCTGACGCATGCGGGCATCCCGAAGGTCATCGCGCACTGGCGGAAGTTCGGCAAGCCGCTGCACATCGGGCTCGCCGCCTACGCGCAGTCGGGCATCCCGGGCCACACGACCAAGTCCGCGATGCGGGCGACGTTCGCCGCGGTGCAGGACGAGTGCGAGGGCGTGTCGTACTGGTCGCTGCGCCAGCTGAAGGGCAACACGCTCGTGCGCGAGACGCTGCGGAGGCTGATGGAGGAGAGCAAGAGCAAGCAGGCGAAGGAAGGTGCCGCGTGAACGCGAAGCAGACCGCAATGCAGTACGCCGACAGCGTGCTTGCCCTCGTCCCGCAGCTCATCGACCAGTCGATCGAGCGCCGCCGCGAGCATGCATGCTGGCACGAGCTCGTCGCGCGGCATCGCCTGGGGACGTGCATGCGCGTCAACCGGTGGTGGTGGCGCCTCGCGATCAAACGCCACGGGGCGAAGTGCGCGGCGAACAAGCTGCTCGCAGAGCAGTGCGCGATGGCGCGTGCCCGCGTACGGATGAGCGTCGTCGTCGTCCTCTGCGCACTGATGGTGTCGACCGTCGGCTGCACGCTCGTCGACGTCGACGACGTCCCGGAGCCGCCGGCACCATGCCGCTCCGATGACGAGTGCGAGGGCCGCTGCGCCGGCGAGCGCGTCTGCACGCACGACTGCGGGGTCGACGAGCAGTGCGACGCCGGTCAGTCCTGTATCGCCGGGAGCTGCTACACGGCGTGCGACGAGGTGTGGCCCGACTGCGAGGGGATCGGGAACGCGTGCGTCGGCGGCGTCTGCGGGTTCGAGTCGCTCGAGTGCGGCGGCGCGGAGGACTGCGATCCGGGCTACGTCTGCGGGGACACGCGCGTGTGCTCGCTGCCGTGCGCGAGCGAGGCCGACTGCATGGGCGGGCTCGTGTGCCTCGTCGAGCTCGGCTACTGCAGCGACCCGTGCGACAGCGACGACGACTGCGATCTCGCGCCGGGGGCCGTCTGCGATGTCGGCGTCGGCGTGTGCTGGTACGCTGTGGAGTAGATATGGCGAACGAACCCGACGTGCTCATTTACGATCCAGACATCGGGCCCATGGTGGCTGTGACCCTTCCGGCGACGTCGATCGTGCTGGACGGCGTGCCGGTCGTCTGCGACATCGATCGCGAGCTTCTTATCGTCCCGAGCGGCACGCAGCCGGCGCAGATCTTCTTCGCCATCCAGCAGCACATGATGCGTACCGGGCGACGCCCGCGGGCCGTGATCATGCCGATGCCGGGGTCGCCATGAGGATCGCCGAACTGCTCCGCAAGCTGCGGCCCATGGAGAGCATCGACATCGTCGCGCTGTCCGACGCGTACGAGATCGAGTACCGCGTATCGGGCACGCTGCGAGCACGCGGGGACATCACCCACGAGGTCCTGAGCCCGAGGCTGAACGCCGAGCCCGCCGCCATCGATGCCGTGATCGCGCAGCGCATTCACGAACTCCTCCGAATCGGTCGGGAGGTCGGGCCGTGAGCCTCGATCGCACGAAGCCGCCGCCGCGCTACTGGGTCGAGCGCGGGAGCGACGGCCTGTGGGATGCGTGGTGCGACCTGACGGAGTTCCATCGCGTCGGCTACGAGTCGGAGGCCGAGGCGCTCAAGCAGGCGTGGGCCATCTACGACGCGATCACGCTCCCTGCTCGCGAGGCGCTGCTCCGCGAGCTCGCGGCGGAACTCCTGTCCCATCGCGAGTCGTTCGGCGCGTTCCTGTTCGGCGAGTCCCACGTGTACGCAGAGGTCGCCGACGAGCTGACGAAGCGGGCCGACGCCCTGGAGAAGCCATGACGAGAGACGAAATCGCCGAGGACATCGCGGAGACCATCGAGGCGAACGACAACTGTGGGATGGAGGCCGCGCGCGCAAAGGTGCGGACCTTCGAGGCCGCTGTGCTCCGCGAGCTCGCGCACGAGCTCCGCGGCGGCCCCGACGTGACGTCCACCGCCGACGGCTACGGCTTCGAGGAGAAGGCGTACAACGACATCTCGGCCGCGCTGACCGCGAAGGCCGACGCACTGGAGGCCGGGAAGCCATGACCGATGCAGAACGCCTCCGCAGGCTGATGATCCTCGCCAGGCCTGACCACCGCGACGAGAAGGCGTGGCAGGAGTGGAACGCTGCCATCGGCGACGATCCCCGTGCGATGTGGCGCTGCCCGGACTGCTGCTCGCTTCAAGGGATGCAGTTCTGCCGGATGTGCGGCCATGACTCGGAGGCCGGTTCCGCGCATGCGTCGAACCGGGACCCTGGCCGAAGTGACGATTCCGGCTAACCAATTCCGGAACCGTGTTCCCGGATACTGCGCGCGCGTGCAGCCTTGTCGGATCGCAGGACGGCGCTACGAATCGGCGGATGCGAAGGATCGCGATCGTGTGTGCGCTTCTGACTGGTTGCTTCGCCGACGAGCCCGACAAGAGTCCGTTCGGCGAAGGCGAGGGCGACGCTGCCCAGGACGACGCTGCTGACGCGGAGAGCGATGAGTCGGGCGGGGGCGGGGGCTCGAGCGGCGACGAGGTCGGGTCGACCGGAGAGGCGCTCGCAGGCCTGCACGAGTTCTGCGAGACCGACGAGGACTGCGTGGGCGGCGTGCCCTACATCGTGGGGACGGAGGCGCTGCTGAACGGTCAGCCCGAAGGGGTGTCGTGCGGCGCGAATACGTGCACGTTCTGGACGTCGCTGACGTCCTGGGAGGCCGACCACGACTCGTATGAGACGCCCTGCACTGCTGCGGAGACTCCGATGGAGTGGCCAGGGTTCGTCACGTGTGCGCTCAGTGCCGAGATCGTCGACGGGCTCGCGACGTGCCCCGAGGGGATGACCCCGGCGGTGTGGACCAGCGCCGAGGGCGACCCGACCTACGCGACCTGCTGGTGGGCGACCGAGATGGCGAGCGGGGTCCGATGCGATGACTGGGACGACGGTCATCCCGACGATGCCCGGAGCATGATTCCGCGGCTCTGCGGCTAGCTCATGTCCCGAGGTCGTACAGCAGGCCCATCGAGCCCTGCCGCACCGTGACGACGGTTGTTCCCGTCTCCGTCCGCGCGCGCACCTGCAGGTTGCCGCTCGCCGACGGCAGCGCGATCCCCTCGATCTTGAGCAGGTAGTCGGTATTGATCGCCGCGATCGCCGTCGGCACCACGGCATCGTCGCTGGCCGTGATCTCGCCCTGCCACTCCGCGCCCGCGCCGTCGGCTGCGAAGGGCGCGAGCACCCGAGCGGCGAAGCGCGTCATCGCTGGGAACGTCAGCGACGCAGCTACGCCCACGGTGAGCGTGTCGGAGCGCACGGACAGCAGGAACTCGAACTTGTAGTAGCGGCCAGCGGTGAGCGCGAAGACGAGGGCCGAGACGTCGGCCGGAGTGGCGCTGTTGAACGTCTGGTCGCTCGTCTTCTTCACGCTCGACGGGCCGCTGCCAGAGGAGCCTGGGCATCCGATCGCAGTCCGCTGAGCCGCGGCATCCGCAGCGGTGAGGACTGCTCGCCCTGCTGCCGTGGAGTCGGAGATCGCGGTGGCGACATGCGTGTGCGAGAGCGGTGTCCGAGCATCGCTGAGCCGCCCGTCATTGCCGATGCACACGGTCGAACTCGAGCTCCCGGTCGGAATCCTCGCGATTGCGACCGTGCCCGCGCTCAAATCGGACGCCGAGCCCGACGTAGCAATCGCAGCAAGACTCGATTCGAGGGCGTACTGCGCGTGCGGGTCCGACAGCCCGACGTGTGTTGCTATCCACGCTTCGGCCGCTCCCACGGCATCGAAGGCCCCGACGTCTGCGAGCGCCGCGGTGCCTAGGGCGGACTCGAGAGCGTAGCCGGCGTGCGGATCGGCGAGGGCCGCGTGAGCGGCGATCTCGTCGAGGACCTGTTGGAGCGTGACACCCCCACCGCCACCCCCTCCCGTGACTGGAACGCCGTCGACGACGAGCGCCTCGACGACAAGCGTTCCGGAGCATGCGTGATCGGTGTAGCTCATCCCACGATGTTCCACTCGATGACGTACGTGCTACCTGCGACGGGCGTGAACCCGTGCGTGAACACGATCGGCGACGTCGAGGGGACGCTGGGGAAGACCGTGTGCCCGGCACCCGATCCGCCGTTCGACCGCACGTTGACGATGGCGCCCGCCGGGAACGCTCCCCCGTTTGGCGTCCACGACGTCGTCGGGTTCGCTGCCTGCCCGGTGCCGTTCGATGTGATCGTGATCGCGCCGCGCTGAGACGTGCTTCCGGTGCGCACGTTCGAGACCGACGCAGTCGTGCCCCAGCCTGCGGACAGCACGAAGTCCCCCGCGACAGGTGCGGGGCCGACGGACGCATGTAGCCTCCGCGCCGTGACGACGTCGAATGTTGCGTCGTCGCCGACGACCAAGTCACCACCGACCGTCAGGTCGCCCGGCACTGCGCCCGAGCCCGAGCCCGCGATGCTCGATCCTCGTTGCCCGCTCATCG